CTCAAGCCGACCAGGGCATGAGACAGGAAACGGAATCTTTCGATCTTAACCAAATTGAAACCCCATTCTTTCAGGGGGGCTACAGGTTGCTCAGTGGGTCTTAATCCATTGTTCTATCAAACTCAGGTATGACGCTACCACTCGTTGGACCAAACACCACCCGACTCTATAATGTGGAGGACTGGATGTTTAAGACTACGAGTAGTCGACGCGGACGCTACTGTATCACAGTGCGAGTCGACGATCCGACGCTCCTGGACGCGGGAGTCCCTGAAGAGGTTAAAGTCAATTATACAGGTGATGAATACGCAGCATTGGACAAAGTCATCACAAACCAAATTGTCATCGGCGGCAAGGACAATATCAAAGGCGGTGCAGCCTACGCAAAAACTACGTCCCTCTGGCCTGATGGTTCTGAGGACCACCTTTCCATGCGCGAACTCGCGCCATGGGCGCTCAGTCAACTCAAACTTGACGGATCAGAGGTTGGGAAATCGTTGTTTGAAGCAGCATGTGACACAGTGATGTGCCGAACCCGTCGAAAAAGGAGAGTGACGTTGTCGCTTATTGTGGGCGATGAGAGATTAACATCAGTTGCTATGTGTATCATGAAAGATGACAAAATATACGCAGGCAAAGAACCTCGCAAAAAGAGACGAGTTGGACAGTTCACCATTCCTCTCGGAAAGATCGATCCCGGGGAAGACCCGAAAGATGCGATTGTACGAGAATGTCGCGAAGAAGGCGGATTTGTAATGCACCCAGATGCAGTACAGTTCGCTTTTCGCTTTGCTATCAATTATGACGGAGTGGATGGACATTGTGCAGTATACATGGCTGATGCAGCAGACGTGAAATTTGACCAGATTGAGCATCCAGACAAGCTGAAAGAGTTGGCGTTTTACAGCGCTGAAGAAATCAGACTTGACTACTCTGCAGATGTGTGCAGCACAGCTTTGAACAATTGCATCATAACGTCCAATATCAACAAAGAGGATCCAAAAAGCGCGAAAATACATAAGTTCCACTACAAATTACAACCGGCAGCACTTGACATGCCGCGAAATGTGGATATCACCCGAGAAGCGCGCGAGAAAGGCACCGCCACAGACATCAGTAAACCGACGCGACTCAACAACGCGCCGTCAAATGCTCTGGGAATGGTGTTACCAACGCATGGCAATGATGATTTGCATGAGTTGGGCGGTGTATCACAAGCAGACACCGAAGTTAGGGTGCTACGCGAAGACCGACACTACAAGACGGAGGCGGGATATGGTATCGTGGGTCAGACGAGTGACACAAACACTGAGAAAACGGTGGTTGGTGGCCTCGCACTTCCGACATCATGTACCCCCAATGTCTACGCAAAGACCGCCGCAGAATTGCGTGCAGCGTTACAAAAGCGTATTATCGACAAGCAAAGACCCTACAAGAAAAACAAAGCAGTAGAAGCGCGACTCTGGAAGATGGTAAGTGGGATGATTGGCGAAGACAAAGAATGCCAAACACCAGTCTTCTCACGCAAGCAGGTCCAGCAATGGTGGGAAAATAATACCATCATGTCATCGAAATCCGCGAAATGGACCGACGACCGCATGGAAAACGCGATTTTGCAGTGTCTACGTCAAGTGGACCCAAAGTTTGAATTCCAAGCGGATGTCAAGTTAGAAGGCAGTACTGAAGGTAAAGCACCAAGAATGATCATTGCTGATGGAGACAAAGGCCAAGTGATGGCGTTAATGGTTATCAAGTGCATCGAAGACTTGACAAAGAAACATTTTCCAGACAAAACAGTAAAGGGTGTTAGCAAGCGTGATGCGATGCAACGCACGGCTGAGAGTTTACGTTGTCCTCAAAACATTATCAACCAATGGGTGACAGCTGAAGAGTACAAAATGAAAAATCAGTCGCGCAAATGGTACCAGAAAGGTTCCCAATGGGTTCCTGATGACCGTAAGAAAGCATCGGTACTTGAAGGTGACGGATCGGCGTGGGACACAACGTGTTCTGCGAAGATTCGTAAACAAGTTGAAAATCGTATCATTGAGCATGTAACAAGTATTCTCGCGACGATCGCGTTCGAACCAAAAGTTTGGGGTGAAGCACATAAAACATCATGTGAACAAGAAACCCTAACATTGATGTGGAAGAAATGTAAGAAATTCCACCGCATCGTAATTGACGCAATAAGACGCTCTGGGCATCGCGGCACTTCATGTCTAAATTGGATAATCAATTTTGTATGTTGGCATTGTGCGTTGTTCGAGAATCCTGAAATTTTTCTGAGTCCAACGCGTACAAAAGGGAGAGACATAAGTGGTATCACCAGATGGATAAGATCTGTGTTTGAAGGTGATGACAGCATTCTAAGTACTTTTCCGACGCTAAAACCAGATGATAAAACTTTTAAACTTGCGTTATCAAATTGGAAAGACATGGGCTTCAACATGGAAATTCTCATTCGCGGGAAAGTTGCATTGTTCACTGGATGGAAATTTCAGGTGGACAGCAACGGCACGACAGGCATGATGTTGCCAGAAATTGACCGCGCAATGGGCAAGGCAGGTGTGTCTTGCAGTCCTACCATGATTAAAGCCATTAAGGACGGCGATCGAATCACAGCCATGGGAATCTCACGTGCAGCAGCGTTGTCACGCGCGTATGATTTCCGTGGGATCGCACCAACGATTTCGGCCAAATACTTGGGCTTCTACTTGAAGACCGAATATAGTGCAAAGTGCATTATTGAGCGTGATATGGCAATTCGTTTGGGACGATCAGAGATGTTAATCGAAGATATTAATCTCCAAGACATTGTAACCGAAATTCTTCACGAGAATGCAAACAACGCGGACCTCGGGTCAACATCCACCGACAGTGAGTCACTTCGGATGCGGGCCTGCGGGTATTCGTGGACAGATGCAGAACGTGATGCTTTCGTTGCGTACGAATGGGCGTACGAAAAGTTAGCGGATCACGCAGGATTCGCAGCGAGCCTTCCGCGCTCGTTTCAGTAGGGGGACGCCCCTGCTCCATCTCACACATAATTATCGCGACGTTGATGGGGGTCGCGGCCCATCCTAATTAGAGCTGCTTTATCCCGGAAACGGGGAGCCAAAATGGCCACGGGGCTTGCCCCAGACCATAGACCCTGGAATCGAGGAGGAAATGCCTCGATGGAGATGTCGAAAAGGTCAATCCAGTGTAGAACCAGGAGAAAGCGGAGCAAGCAATTTGCCTCACGCGCCTAGGGGTCTGCACACTGTACATACCTGACCAGCCACAACAAAGTCGAAAGACCCTCCTGATCCTGTCCCAGGAGACCGCGTGGCGCGAGCTAGAAGGCGAGACTCGTAAAAGACACCCTTATTCTTCATCCCTGCGGAGGCAGGGGGGAGCCTGGGGAGCTGTGAGCGGTGCAGTCTGAGGTGAAGGTCACACGTCGCGGGAGGTAACTGACCCGTTTGATTTGCCAACATTAAGACGTGAAGAACGTCCCCCAACGCCGTGGAGATTGCGATCTTCAACCCCAGCACCATCAGCGGAAACGCGTTGGCAGTTGGAAGGGGACGAACAAAATGCTACGTGGGGAGTGGAACCCGGTCCGACCAAATTTTCCACCTGAGTCATCCAAACATGGATTGAAGTGACTAACCCTTACTGACATTACGCCGACTGCTTCCTTTGGTGAGTGGAGACTTACTAAAGAAAAACTTCATCGGATGAGTTCGAGAAGTATTCCAGTGGTTGATCACATTCGGATTATGTCGTAAGACCCCAACTTGAGGGGGTACCGGTAGGCT